TACCTTTATATTTATCATTGTACTCCACAAACGGAGTAAGTTTCAATAATTTATTTTTCTGCTCGTTCCAGATTGGATCATTCTTCATGTTCTTAGACCAGTACCCAAAGTACCGTTGTATATGATTAATGATTATCAGCGTCTCAGCAGATATCTCTTTAGAGAGATACATCTTTAGCAAGATTGGATGTTGATTGTCTATCACCTTCAGAGAATCAATTAATCCATCTATCTTACCAATGTCACCTTTAAACACATACGACAGGGATTCCTTGCGTTTTAACCAGTCCTTGTATGCTTTCTCAGCAAGCTGCTCATTAACCAAATCACCAACCCACTTGTCTTCAATTGCAAAGTTAGCAACAAGGAAACCAATGATGTCCTTATGCTTGGCTAGCTTTGTAAAGAAGAACCTATCAGGTCTCTTTTCAAATGTAGCATAAGATGCCTTCACCTTACCGTTATATTTGAAGTAGTCGTACGTTGGTGATTGAAAGTGTCTTTTGAGAGCGCAGTATGTTTTGTACGCTTCGTAGTCTGTCATAGAGGCAGTTGAGTGGTCTTTGGAAGATAGTTTAGTTTTTCAGCTTCCAACTGAATAGATGCTTTCAGTTTAGAATTACTTCTTATTAACGAAGCAGCAGATTCAATGTCAAGTCCTTTTTGCTCGCAGAAGTATATCACTGCATCAATGTACTCCATGTCTCGTGTGTACACGAGTTGCTCTATCTCTTTTGTAAACTCTACGATACTAACAAAACTTAAATCCTGAATCATGGCACCCCTTAAATGAAGAAAATCAAACCTAGCATGATTGCCTGGATTGCAAACCCAATCCCAATAGTAACAACCATCAGCATATCCTTCATTATAGCCGATCTAACGAAATATAACAACAATGCACCCCATACCATCAAAACAATATCTAAAGGCGGCATACGGTCCGTAGCATGCGCCATCACAGCAAGGAAGCCTGGTATAGTTGCACATATCAGCATTACAACACTAATCCAAGCAAAAGTATCGGCAGACGCCTTTGAAAATCCTTCAAAATATTGAATGAATTTGTCTTTGAGTAAATTTAAGGTTTCCATTATGTTCTTTGTCCGTAAAAGATGTGACGACCGATTTGAGTTATCTTAGGAAGCTTCCAGTTTGGGTTGACATAGTCAGCGTGATAAAAGTATGCATTCTTGATTGAAGGCAATCTGAAATCCTCTAACAAAACCTTCTTCGCAACTTCCATAGATTCTTTATACATTCCGTTGTGTCTTACAACAGGGCCTTGCTCGCAGTACCAAGAGAACTGGCAGATTACTTTACCGTAAACCACGTTCTTTTGGTAAACAACATCGCAAATGTCGGATGGATATTTACCTGACTCAGCTCTATTTATTGTCACCTGGGCGACAGCAACTTTACCTTCAAATGGCTCTGACGCGGCCTCGAAATAGATATTCTTTGCAAGACAGGTTAGTTGTCTTTCACGCTCCGCCATAGAAATCGGAACATTAAAATCTTTGTTGTCTTTGTATTGTTGGATTTTATTTGTAGAGTAGTGACCTATCAAATAAACCGTTAATGAAAGTAATAAAACTTTCAACGCGATGTTAATAAATTGTACCATTGGTTCTCCTTTTTGAAAAGGGCAAAATACCCTTCACATGATCAGATTACTTCTTGGTTGAAGAAGTGTGTGTTTTTGTTTCTGCTTGGATGTTTGACACGAAACCGTTCAACAGTTGTGCTTTGTTGATGACATCGGTTTCGGATGGGTATGGTGAATAAGCAGGATGTTCAGGAATTGGTAGTCCATTCAGCTTAGCTGAATCAACCTTTACATTCCAATCTGCACTAAGGCGATCCTTTTCTGAGTTGTAAGAATCGGTTAGCATATCCTTTGCCATTTTTAAAAGTTCGAGGCGAATCTCGAATGGCGTCATGTTTGACATTGATTACTCCTGTGATGTGTAAGTGTATGGTAGGTTATTCTGTTACGAGGAAACCTACCGAAACCCTAAGCAGTGTTTAGGCTGCTAATGCGTACTCATAAGAGCTATCGTTTGCATTTACGTTTTTTGCTTGATTAACGGTCATCGCCTACCGTGCTGTCCACTCTGTTACTTGTTGCCCTGTCGAAACTATGCAGGCCCATCAGAAGTATACTAACTGCTCGCTTAGAACATTATCCATTTCTGGGATCTAATTGCTTGCTAATGTACTTCTGGTGGACCTGGGGGGATTCGCACCCCCGTCCAGAACACTTTTCTCTTTGCTTCGTACAGCAATAGCGCTGATTATACATCAGACCTTATTATTTATCAACACTATCTACGGGTACTTGATTACTTTCTCTTGGGTATCCAGGAAATGGATCCCAGTCCAGAGTGTCTTCATTCCACAAATAGGGGTATTGATCGGGAGGTGGAAAAGGAGGCACCCAAGAAGGTGTCTCTTCATTCCACACCCAGCCTTTGGGCTTGCCTGCATTGTAAGCTGCCTCCCTATGCTGCCGTTTCATTTCTAATAATTCGTCGTGCGACAATGCTGGTTCATCCTGGTTATAAATCTCTTCCATGTAAACTCCTGTATTATGATTAATTATTTGACCTCAAGTTACTCTGGCAGTTATACTTCTTCTTACGTCAATGGAATCATAGATGGCGATTGACGTAATTCAATCTTCAAAGGATCAGCATTACCCTCAATCATTACCGCTTCTTGCGGAATTAATCCAACTTGTTTTAACGCATGAAAAGTATGTGGGTTTGACATAGCGTTTCGTAATTTTGCCGGTGAAGGTCTTCCAATAGCAATAATTTCAGCTTGAATCTCCTTTCCAATTACTACAGTAAACTCATTGGCGGCGTTAGCTTCCCACATCTCATCGTCCGAATAAGGAGTCCCATCTTCATGGCGCAGTCTTGTTGGCTCAACAATTTCATACAGTTCTTTAATTAGTTTCTCAAGAATAGAAATTTCATGACGATTTAATTCAAAACTTTCTTTTTCGGTTTGTTGGAAAGACTCTATTTCCATGATTTCAGCTTGCAAGTTAAGGATAATATGCGGTAAAGCTTTGCTGTCTTTTAAAGTTTGTAGTTCCATAAGCTTTGCCTTATATTTCATGTGAGCAATCTCTTCTAACTTTTCGGCACGAACTCTACCTTGATGAAAGTTTTTTAATTGATGGAGTTTTTCCCAAGGCGTTTCTCCAATTACTTGGTATCTGTAGTTGAATTCAGAGTTTAATTTTGATGACATATCAATCCTTTTTAATAATTTTTACTGTCCAAAGCTTGTTCCTGCGGGGGACGTTCTGTTAGTGGCAACACTAGTTGTATCCGAAGCAACAACGCCTGTGGTTGACACTAAATTAGTTGGAACCGTAGATGTACCCCCCCCACCAAAACCAAATATACCTCTAGCGCCGCCGTAACCACAGCCAGCAGCTGTTCTTGCTGTACCAACGCCAGCGGTATCAGTGGCAACAACGCCTGTGTTTGATACTAAATTGGTTACAGCGGTGCTTCCGGAAGAAGCATTCCCAAAACCAAATATAGCCCTATCAACGCCAAATGTAGCTGCAGCTACAAGAGTACGGGCAGTACCAACACCAGCAGTATCAGTGGCAATTACACCTGTGTTTGATATTAAATTGGTTATAGCCGTTCTACCGGAGGGCGAACTAGCAAATCCAAAACCAAATATGGCTTTATCGTAGCCGTATGTTGCAGCGGCTAAATTATCTCTTATAGAACCTGCACCCGAAGTATCTGAAGCGACAACACCTGTGTTTGAAATAAGATTACGTGTGTTTACTCTACCAGAAGCACTAGCATTAACGCCAAAACCGTATAAACCTTTATCATTACCATACCCAGCGCCTGCCCCGTCCGCCCTAGCATTGCCAGTAGCAAATGTAGCGGAAGCAAGCACCCCGGTATTTGACACAATATTTTGGCCATTATCGCTTGTTGTGCTGCCAACATAAGTATACCCAAAACCAAATATACCTTTATCACCTCCAAATGTAGCAGCTTGCACACCTCTCTTTACAACTCCTACGCCTGAAACATCACTAGCCAGAACGCCAGCACTAGACACTATATTGGTTGTACTTGACATATTTGATGGCGGATTGAGGACAGATCCAAAACCAAAAATGCCTTGCTTAAACCCTGATGATTGTCCATAAAAATTAGATAAGGCTATTAAGCCGGAAGGCACTCTTGCAAGCGCTCGGGAAACTGCGTCATTCAAACTACGCGTTGATGTGGAGGTATCACCTAATTCAGTGTTGATTTGACCAAAGGTTAATGTGCCAGATGCTGGTAGTGTCATTTACTTTCCTAGATGTTTAATATTATGTTTATTTATATCAACCTAATATCATATTGATTTTATTCAATTTAGAATTAATTAATCCGTCGCTATATTTATATGCCCTATTTTAATAAATCCGTCCCAGTCGCGACCTTGTTCACTGCGACCACCTGAGCAAACAAAAGGCGAACTAAACTCATGTACATGACCACCATTCAAAGTATTTTTATCACCTTGCTTGATATCAGAAACAAGTATACAACCAATTAAACCAGCATCAACTCCGTACTCGTTTTCAGCTTCATCGTAGTATCCACCATCACCCCATTTAGTGTTGAACGACACAAACTTGCGTCCGTCTTTCAATTCAAATAGTCCTTCATTACATCCATGATCATCACGACCTTCAAAGAAGAGGCCACACACCTCATCCCATTCCTCATGCATAACATAGCACAAATCACCAACCCAGTATTTGCCAGCAGGCATCCAATCAGTTTTCATAATATATCCTTAAAGTGGGGTGGCACTAGGCCACCTTATTCAATCAAGCAATTTCAGCCATTTCAACTGCAGTTTCTAAAGCCTTCACTTTCAAAGCCTTATTAGGACCATACCAAGCAGATGCCAAACGACCTTCTTGAGTACGACCAAGATGATGGTCGGTCAAATAAGTCACAGCATTGAAAGCAGACCACCACGTACCCTCAGCATACTTAGCTCCTGGTTGTGTTTCAAGAGCCATCATAGCGAGAGTTGCAGATTGTGACATCTCTTTCTTAGCCTTCGTATCTTCGTTCTTGGAACGACCGTAGGCATTGACGGGGAAGATACGGTTAAAGTAGTCCTTAACTGACTCTTCCTTGAACTTCTTAGAACCCAAGAACTTAGCCATCTCTTTGTACTTTGCCAACTTATCAGAAGCAATACCCAAAGTCTCTTTTACAGAGTCACCATTGAAGGTAGTTCGGTGTGATACTTTGACGCCATTGTTAGCTTTGACGGATAACGAAAGCGTCAATGTGTTATTACATACGACACGAATAGGCGTAAAGCGAACGTCAATTGATTGACCGAACTTGTGTGGAAGAGTAAACAGCAAATAGCTATCAACAGTATCACCACCAAATAATTCAAACGATTCTTTCACCTTAGCAAGTGCCCATACAATCTGACCATCGCGAAGAGAGCCAGCAGTATGCATTGCCATATCACCAGATACTACAAAGTCGTTAAAGAACTCAAAAGCATCATGATTCTGCAACGGATTCCAGTCTTTAGAGACAATGTCAAGGATTGAGTTGTCTGAGCTACGAACTAGCGCATCTTTGCCAGTGTAGATTTGCTTACCATCAATCTTGGCGAAAGTAGGGATCTTCTCCACTGTCCAATCAAGATCAGCAGCTTCTAGCATCTGAGCAGGAGATAGATCAGCAGGGACTGCTTTACCAAGACCATGCCAAGGAGTTTCACCAGAATAAGCGATTGTTTCAATCATGTGAGCCATTTTACATTTCCTTAAAAAGAGGGTTTCGACTAACTAACGCCTCCATTATATACCTCAAACCGTTTGAGGTCAACAGATATGAAAAACCCGCAATCAATGCGGGTCTCAGATGTCCAAACTTAGTGTTGGTTCTGGAATTTCATCCAACGCATAGAGGATCAACTTGATTGTATTGTCGAAATTACCAAAATGAAGGACTGGAATACCTCCAGCAGCTCCCCATTCTTGTATGTTGCTCGGTTTATCATCAATCAAAATGTCACCCGGCCGCGCCCAATGCTGCTTATCTTTACTGAAAGGACCAAAATTTACAGGGATACCCGGAAAAAAGTCGTTTATCCAGTCTAATTTGTCCTGTTTTGCTGATGGCATTGTACTTTGACGTGGAATGGCTGTCAAAAATTCGACGTTTACACGAGAAGCAAAGCTCCTACACAATCCAACCATCTTGACTGACTCCTCAATCAACGGCAGATGGCGATACAAATTAGGAATTTTAGAGATCTTGTCCCATTCTTCAGAGGTCAGGTCATGTACACCCCATCCAATTTCACGTCCAAGCAAGTTAGAAACATACAAGTTGAAGTCCGCAACGACTCCGTCCATGTCAATATAGATGGTTCTACGCTTTTTGCTCAAACTCTTCTTTAATTCTTGTATGTGCTTCATTTAAATTCTCACTTGTTTCGATGATCTCTAAGCATCTAGCCACAACCAGCTCACCAAAGTAATTATAAGACCTGTCATTAGGTGGAAACAGGCACACTGGATGGTGGATTGCTTTCAATGCTAGGTTGGCAAATTGTTTTTTCATTACGGACCTTTCCTTTTTTTGGACGTGAAAGAAACTCTTTGACGTATTCCTTCTGAATAAACTCAAAAGCAATCTCTTCTGGGAATCCAGGATACTTAGAATTAGGATCCCTGCTCTTATCTAGCATCCACTCATTATAGTGTTTCATTTTCCGCTCAATAAAACCTCTATCTTTATACATCTCTCTCACCTTCAAATAAAAACGTCAATAGCTTTCGTTCTGCTTCATCATAAGAATCTGCAAGTACCTGAGCAACAACAATGTTACCTGATATCTCTAAGTCAAACGGTATTGTACCATTGAAGTGAATAGGTTCATACAGCTCAACAGCAACCTCGTAATACGTCAATTGCTTGATCCTGTTGATGATGCTTTTTATATCACTCATCCCTCTAGCGCAACGCGCCTCCATTGTCCATCTACTTCAATCCACAAACGGTTATCTTTACCAACAGACATCTTAACATTGTTGTGACCTTCTGTTGAAGCCATATTACCAAGCCCTATTATGGTCCCAGAATTGTGGGTACCTGACGATATCATATAGCCGTAATGATTCACTGGTGGAGGAGGTGGCGGAGGTCTGTTATCTGCTTGGAAATGGACGTTGACGAGACCTAATGGTGCGAGATGGGCAATGTCTTCAACAGGTCCGTTATCACGTTCATGAACAGTAGGAGAGCCAATAGGAGTGGGAGGGGGAGTATTGGCGAACGAATTCTGTGCAGCCACAAAGCCACCTGCAGTAGCGCCAAGCAAACCAAACCCTTTAAGAAAACCACGTCTAGCATTTACATTCTCCATTTTTTTAACGCCCACATACAGCTTGAATTTCAATTGCAGTCATATTCTTTTCAATGGCTGCTTTTTTACATTCTGATTTCATTGTATCACTATATGCGACAGCTCCAAACATCATTGCAAAGAAAACAATGAATGCAACAACTGCTGTCAAAATATCAAAGTCAAAATCTTTCACAATGTACTCCTTGGTTAAAAATTAATTATACGTTTCAAGAATTAATGGTTCAACAGGTATCATGGTGCATTGGTCAAAACTGTCCAACTGTCCCAATATAAACCAAGCGCTAGGGATTGTCCTGTAGGGGTGTTAGCTGTTATTGCGCTGATTCTGTCTTGTATAGCTTCAACACTAGATACCTTGATTTGAGTTAGTTTCGGAGACGTCGTCGTGTAAAGTCTATAGGGTATTCCATCACCCGCAACTCCCTTGATGTTTAAATCGACTAACTCTGAGCTATTAGTTAAAATAATGTAGTTAAGTGTAGACATACCAGATAAATCTAGAGTTGTAAACAAATTACTAGCTGCCCACAATTCTTGAAGTTTTTTATTATTATTAAAATTCAAAGAAGTTAGTTTATTATTTGAGCAATACAATCTAATCAAATCAGGTTGCTTTGAAAGATCGATGCTGTTTATTCCATTCACAGCTACTCCGTTTGCAGTAGTGTACGGCAATGTCATCATACCGTCGTTATGTATTTCTAACTGCGCAAGATTTGTAAGTGCAGATATATCTAGATTAGTCAGTGGAGTTTCTGTTATTCCTAAAAA